GAATGATGAGTGAACATTCATCTAGAGGGGATGTGGAAACTAGAGAGCTAATGTGGAACCAGAGCAGGATGAATAGGATGCTAGGTACTTACAGTCAAAAAGCGGTGACAAAAGCTGGGGAACAACCACAAAAAACTAAAAATATTAGTAAGGTAAAGTTAAAAGTAGACGATAAATCTTTGGAAAATAAAGAAAAGTTAACTTCAAGTAAATCATCAGATTATGAATTTGTTCCTAGAGAAGACCGAAGAGGGTTAGGTCTATCTGCTAAAGGACTTGTAAAAAAGAGAAAGAAAAAGGAGAAATAAGGATGGGAAATAACGCAATAGACAATAAGCCAACTCTAGTCTACCATAATGCGGCTGTTGCTGCGGATGTGGATGAGGCTGTTGGGGCTGATAGTAATTTAGTACTATTAGGTTATACATACGCTGAAACAACAGGCACTCCTGCTGTATTTGAATTTATGATTGTTAATGGTGCTACTGGTGCAGCAGCTGGCAAAGTTGCCTCTGCAGGTGGTAGAGTTTCTGGTGGGGGAGGGATATGGTTTGGTGAAAGAGGAATTCCATGTCCATTGGGTATATCTGTGGATTTCGTTGTTGGTACTATTAATTTAACTATTTACTATAAAGTTCTAGATAACGGATAAAGGAAAAGTTTACAATGCCTTTGAAAAATTATATTATAAGTAAAATTAGATCAAAGATGAAGAGCATGAAGAATAAAGCTAGGGATGAAAAGCGTCGTGGTAAATTTTGGCATACAATGGATGATCCTAAAGCTGGAGATGAAAATGCTAAAATGCGACCTTCGTTAGACGTACATTCGTTTCCAAGCCAAAAAGGTGTATACTCTAAACGTGTGTATGCAGGGAGTAAAACATCCGATAGGTTTAGAAAAGAAGGAACTTATTTTGATAAAGCTGGAACACGAAAGCAGACTGAAAGAAGCAACATAGACAGACGTAAACCATCTAAAGGCAAAATGCTTGCAGACACTGTCTTAAAAACAACTGGAGTTGCAGTTCCTGCAGCTGCTATTGGTGTAATGGCTAAGCAATACAATGAAAAAGTTAAAAAAGCTGCGGCAACTAAAAAAGCAAATCGTAAAACTAAACTTACCAAAGATTCTGTACCTTTGACTAAGAGAGAAATCGAACGGAGATTCCAAGGTAAGTACAAGGAGAAAGATGAATAATCTACGAGAAATAGGTGCTAATGGGAATTTAGTTGAAGAAGAAAAGTCTGAAAGAGATTACATGACTAACTACACCCATCATGAAGAGACTAGATTAACAAGTATTAAGAAACCTAAAACTGATAAATTAAAACCAAGGTCAAATAATAGTGGAATCCACCCTGTTACAATCAGAGCCACCAAAACCCCCCGTAAGCGTTGATGCGTTTTACGGTAAGGAAGGCCCAACAGATAAGCAGATAATTTTCAGGGATGCAATTGAAAAGTATAAGCTATTTGGAGGTGGGGTTGGAGGTGGTAAGTCAAGAGCTATATGTGCAGAAGGTTTAAGACTTTCTTTTCTATTCCCAAATAATAGGGGGTTTTTATGTCGCGCAGAAGCAGAAGCTTTTCGGAGAACTACGCTCAATACATTAATGGGGGCGATTACGGAAGTGGAAGACATGATGGGTCAGAAGATTATAGCGAAGAACGGCCACAACCAAACAAAAAAAGAAATCCACCTTATAAATGGAAGTATGATAATGTATGGCGGCCTTGGCGTAACACCCGAAGATCAAGATAGAATTAAGTCATTGGAAATTGGGTGGTATGGAGTAGATGAAGCTAGTGAAGCTCCAGCTAAGGTTGTAAATATGCTTAAGGCTAGGCTTAGATTAAAATTACCAGATGGATCATTTCCTAAGTATTTTGGGATGTATGCGAGTAACCCAGAACCTGGATGGCTAAAGGATGAGTTTGTTACTCCACATTTCTTAGGGATTCCACGAGAATCTCATATTTTTGTTCAATCATTAATTAAGGATAACCCTTATCTACCTCCAGACTACTTGGATGAGTTATCAAGGGATAATCCAGCTTCATGGGTAAAGCGATATGTTGAAGGAAGTTGGGATGCAGTTGAAGGACAAGTCTGGCCAGATTTTGATAGGGCTGTTCACGTTTACCCCAATGAAAGTAGTGATTTCGACATACTTCCTCCTACAAAGCTTCAATCTGACCCAATTGCAGGGTTGGATCATGGACAAACTAACCCTACTGCTTTTATTGCAGGGTATACAGACGGGGATGGGAATATTTTTATATTTGATGAATACTATTCTAAAGGTTTAGTTTCGTCACATTGCTCTGAAATTTTAGGTAAATTTGATATAGAGAAGTTTCAATACATAGAAGCCGATCCATCAATGATGGCTAAAACTAGAGAGAAAAATGGGATGCCTTGGAGCATCTTTGAGGAGTACGAAGAATATGGAATACCTCTTGGGCCAGCAAACAATTCGAAAGAAGCAGGGTGGAATAGAGTTGGTGAGTACATACGTATCGACCCCAACCATATACACCCAATTACCGGAAAGATGGGAAGCCCTAGGATCTTCTTCTCATCTCGATGTATCAACTTACTTACCGAGCTTCCTGAATATATATGGAAGCGTTTATCAGACGAGAACTCCAATCCAAAAGAAGAAGCTAGAAAGCTAAAAGATCATGCTTGTGATGCTTTGAGGTATTTGATTATGTCATTACCTTCTCCTTATGAGAGGGATAAAATAAATGATGCACCGGAAGGTTCTTTTAACTTTATCATCCGGAATATGCGCGGAAGTAAAAAACGAGGTATGATAACAAATTGAGCCATGAAAAGAGTTCTACATTTGAAATAGATGGAAAACATTTTGTAGCTAAGACTGCTGGTTTTAGATCTATGAGAGCAGCAACAAATGCTGAACTCTCGCCTAAAAATAGAAAGAAAAGAAAAACTAAATTTTTTGATTCAGCAGAAGAAGCAGATTTAGAATCTAGGAAAAGAAGTCAAAGGACAGATTCAGTTAGGCAAATGAATTCTAGAGGGGATGGTAAATTACTTCCAGTTCCTCATAATAAAGCAATGCACAAATTAATTAAAAAAATCAGGGAATCCAAAAATAATGGCAAATAAAAAAGATAAAGACGCAACTGATAAAAACGACCTCTACAATGTGTGGAGTGCTAAAATCGGAATGGCTCAAGCTTACCATGATGAAAATAAAGGTAAAGAGCTTTTAATGTATAGAGAAGCATATGAAGGTAAGCAATGGCTTGAAGATGACAAAGCTAGCTACAATCATGAGATAGTTGATAATATGGTTTATATGGTTGTTTCTACATTAGGCCCAGCAATTGGTATGTCAAGACCAGAAACTTTTGTTAAGCCTTTGACTTCTAAAGTACTAATTGATGGCCAACAAGTAGATCCTGCAATAGCCGCGACTAGATTAAAGATATTAATTGATTTTTTATTTAAGAAGTTAGATTTAGAAGTTGAGTTTAAGAAGGTAATTGATGATTCTCTAATAGCCCATGATGGTTGTGTTTATACTGGGTTTGATATGGAGACATTTGAAGTTGAAACAGAAAGTGGCCTTACAGTTGATTTAATAGAAAGTGAAAACATTGTATGTGAAAGACTTGATGCTGATTTTCTATTAAGAGATCCTATGGCTATGGATCCAGATCTAAAGAAAGACAGATGGATTGCTATTAAGTGGCAAAGACAATTACAAGAAGTTAAGGATGATAAGAGATTTAAAAATACTTCAAATCTACAACCCAATGGAACAGTAGCTTTTGATAAGGTTACACAGAAGTTAAAGTTTAATGCAGGTGATATGTCAGTAGGTCAACCTCATACTAATAATTCATCTAAATGGGCTGAGGCAGTTGAAGGTTATGATATTTGGGATAAGAAGCATCAATTTTTATATACGATTGTTTTAACACATGATAAGTTTCTAAGGGAAGAAAAAGAATGGCCTTTAGAGTATACAGGGAATGGGTTTCCAGTGGATGTGTTATGGTATAACTTTAATCCATTAAAGCAACATGCTTTAGCTGATACTGGTTTGTATTTATCAAAACAAAGAGCTTTGAATTTCCTTGAGTCTTTACAGATAGATCATGCTGACATTCAATCTAATGTTAAGCTTTTACTGGATAAGAAAAAGTTTCCACCGGGGCAAGATGTCGAAAAATGGGCTGAAGGGCCAGCATGGTCTTATATCTACACAAAAGGTGATACATCAACTGCTGCTTCTTTGTTATCAACAGCTCCAGGTGCTGGTGAGCTTCAGAATGTGATCCAAAACCTAAAAAGAGATATTCTACAGCAAGTAGGTGTAGATCAGTTTATGGTTGGGAATCCTGAGAATGTAGAAACTGCTCAAGAAGCACAACAGATTTCTTTAGGTTCAACAGCTAAACATTCAGCTAGGTCTAGAGCAGTCGAGAGATTTGAAGGGAAGGTTTTGACTAAGCTAGCAAAAGTAGCGCAACAGGTTAGTGAAGAGTCTGAGATTCCACTTGATCCAGCCCAAGCATCTGAATTAGCATTAAACAATCCTGATTTATTAATAGACGGCCAGAATTCACAGCAAGTAGAAGGCGGTACTATACAAGAAAAATTACCTTTTATGAAAATAGATCAAGATTTGTTAGCTGGTGAGTATGAATTTCAGATTAAAGTTGGTTCGACAAGACACTTAGATGAGAATACAGAAAAAGCTGATGCGATGTTGTTAGGTAATATGGCTGCTGATAATCCATTAATTAACCGAGCTGAACTAACTAAAGTTTTATTTGAGAAGTTTGGATTTGGACATTTGATGGGTAGGTTATTAAGAGATCCTAGAGAAGTAGCTAAAGAAAGCCAGCAAAATCAGCAGATGCAAGAGCAAGCAAGATTAGCTGAACCTACTATGAAGACTCAGACTGATCTCAAGAAAACCATGATTAAATCTCAAACTGACCTTCAAGTTGCTCAAGTTAAG